ATATTATTAATTTGCATAATCGGTTTATCACCATTCATTAAATACATTTCATTAATTTCTTTATTCAATTTTATTTCTCCTATGAAATTCAGAATTTATTTATTCTTGTCTTTTTAGTTCTCCTTATGATATTCCTTGTCTAACCAATGAATACAATTCTCAATCGCAGCATCTTTATTGCTAAACGTATATCCACTAGGACTACACCAAACTTCTGATTTATTGATCATAGTTCTATAAACTAAATATGGTGTAATTTCTTCAAGTGACATTGATCTAAGTCTATCTATATTTCTCATATTAAAATAACTCCCATTCCAACTCAAAGTATTTTTTATAACTACATCCATTAGATATATTCTCTTCAATAGGTACTTTTCTTATCCTTTTATTTGATTGTCTTTGAAGATAATATTTTCTCTTGGAAAAAGAATATCGTTTGAAATATGCTGGATGTTTCACATCATATTTTCCATTTACACCAACAGGATTAATTGGACACGAATAGTATCTAACATTATATGTAAGATTTTTCATTTTGTTTTTATAACGCTTATTTCTCTCACGTTTTGATCGTTTCGTATATTTTTGAGTAGCTGTCTTTTTAACAGTGTTATCTTTATCATGTTCACACATCCCAAAATGCCAAATCTTACCACCAACCTTATCGCACCAACAAGAATATTGAATGTCATCATCTTTTAAAATTCTCTTTTTATATTCATATTCTTCTATGATATAAGGACAATCTTTACAATTCATATCGGACACCTCACATATTGGTTTCTATACCATGCCATTTCTTATGTCTTTCCCAGTCTCGCCATTCAAGATTACCAAAATGGATTCTTAATTCTACATTCTCTATATCATCCTGTGCTAATATCCAATCACGATACTGCTTTACTTCACTATCCGTCAAATTATAAATGTTCTTATAATAACCTAACACCTTATCAATCTGCTCAACAGACCAATCATAATCAGATAAGGCAGCTTGACGTTTATATTCCGCAATATGTTCATCTACTTCTTTTTGTGCTTCATCGTATGTGCGATACACTTTTGAGCAAGTTACGGTAGTATAATTAGGTGTTCTATTGATTCCCCAATCTTGCGGATATCCCTTATGTATTCTCCAACCATCTTTTGTGATTTCTGATTCAATAGATCCATGAAAAATATTAGAACATTTCACTAAAAATCCTTTATCATATGCTTCTTTTAATGTTTTTGGTTTATTAATATCCAATTTGAAATTAATTTCTTCCTCGGTTAGATCATCATTTTTAATCTCAAATAGCTTTGTGTCATAATTCCAATTCTTAGGAAGCTTATGAAATCTCTGTTCGGTGTCAAATTCGTCAATCGGAACGCCTTTTACATAATCAGAATAGATTCTTCTACGTTCTCTTGGTGCAAGATAATCAATATAAACATCAAATTTATACTGTTCATCTACCATTCCGTAATGAACTGAATACTCATGTCCACATTGATGACACCAAAACACAATTTCGCCACTTTCAAATCTCTTATCCTTTGGCGGTGTATTTGCCATATTTATTCCCCTTTCTTTTTTATTTGAATGTGTAAGTAGGGAATCGAACCCTACCATTCTATATTTCTCCATATAGAATCACACCATGTCTACACTATTTATTTCTCTGTTGCATCAACTACGGTTGTACCTGTACCTTGTACAGTAACCCAACCATTTTTATAATGTGCTTCTGCTTCTTTCATTCTAATAAGTTCATCCGTAATAGAAGAACTCAGTTCTTTATTTGCCTTTGCTTGTGCTTCTGCTGCGATTCTAGTCTTTTCAGCATCGGCTTCTGCTTTAATTTTTGTTTTCTCTGCATCTGCTTGTGCTTTTGTAATCTCAATATTTGCATCCGCTTCGGCTTGTAACTGCTCAGTCTGTTTCTGTACTTTTACTTTCTCCTGTTCTGCTTGAGCTTGTTGCTTTTCCTGTAGTGCAGTAACACGATTATCAATTGCCTTTTTTAATTTCTTATCTGGGTGAACGTCAATAATAGATGCATCGAGAACTTCAATGCCGTATTTTTGAGAAAAGTCTTTATTTAGATATTCTGTAATAGCTTCATTGAGTTGAGCACGATTACCAGAATAAATATCCATCATAGAATAATCAGTTGTAACCTCAGAGATTTTAGATTTAAGAACGGTTTTTACACGATTCTCTACAATATCTTCTCCGTCCATACCTTTAAATTTCTTATATGTATCAATTACTTGATCCTCAATATATCGGTATGTCATCTGGAAACTAATTGCAATACTTGCATCGTCAGAAGTCGCAACTTTAAATGAATCATCATCTTTACTTCCATCTCTGCTATCTTTTGATAGCACAAGAATCTCATTACTTGTTGAAAATTCTTTCATATATTCCATTGGTGGAATAAAATGCGCACCTGGCTTTAATAACTCATCTTTTACCCCAGATGAGTACGTATAGGTTATACCCACCTTACCAGTACCAATAATCTTAATGTGAGAAATTGTAAAAATCCCTCCAATTACTGCACATGCAATTACTAATCCTGCCACTACTTTACTTGTTGCTGATTTTTTCTTCATTCTTTGTCCTCTTTCTTTTTATTCTCTTTTTCATTTTCATAATCATCATCCTGACGATTAATGTGCATTTCAATCTTATGGATTACTAGCCAACCAATTGAAAATAAGATAAGTGCGCCAATTGCAAAACCAACAGCACTTAGTAAAAATACAACCCACATATTCATCACCACCTTTCCAATATCTACATTATTTTTTATCATCTGGAATTGTTATCTCACAGATTTGTTCTTTTTCTAAATCGGTTTCTTTCAACCACGACACTTCAATACCTTGATTCTTAATATCATTAAACATTTCTTGTGAGTAAAATCTTGGATTTAATTGCATACTTACAACATTTACCATTTTTATATACCTTTTCTCTCTATGAAATCAGAGTTTAATTATTGTTTTTAATCGTTTCTAAAATTTTTTCTGATATTATTTTTGATGTTTTCATAGATATACTCCATTTTTCATAGTTTCTACTACAAATCTCACAACGCCAATCATTATTTTGTTCAAAATCAAATCTGCAATTTCCACAATATACATGATTTAATTCGTCATAAATTATTTCTGCAATTTTATTTTTAAGCATAATCTTCCTCTTCAAACTCAATTTCCCCTGATTCATAATCTTTTGACACTACAACATAGTATTCTTTGTCACCATCAAACCGATAAATATGTACTAAAGCATTACCTGAACCAGTGAAGTAATAATACTCATCTTTATTTCCTCTAAAATATTCAATTCCTTGCTGAATCCATTTATTAATTTCTTCATCTGAAATTTCAATAGATTTAAACTCTTTGCTTGATACAGTAAAATGAGTCGGATATTTTACATTTGACGCACAAATATCAATAGCGTCATCGTCAAATTCTTCAACATCCATCTCATAATTGCAACATGGGCAAGTTACATATGGCAATCCTAAGTATCCTATATGAGTATCTTCTCTTGATACCTCAAGGACAGATCCACAATTCTCACATTTTATTTTTACTTTTTCTATTCTTAGTTTAGGTCTAACTGCTTCTGGTAACTGATGTGGATTTCTTGATTGCTTTTTATAATTATTTTGAATTACTTTCATTCTCTATTTTCTCCTATATAAACCCATTCTAATTTCTTGTGAATATTTATATTATCAATCGGAAAATAAATCACGCATGGATATTTGTCTGGTATATTAGTAAATTCTCCACCACGATCATAATATTCTCTAATTGTTTCTAAAACTTCTCCTGTATCATCGTCTACATTTGGACTAAATCCAAAATATTTTTCGCAATATTCAGGATTACCAAAATATTGTTGAACCATTCCTATGAAGTTAATCATTTCTTTTTTATCACGAATGACATTAAGATATTCTATTGGATCATATGCGTCACAATTAGCAACATAGTGTGTGGGAAATGTGATATTCGATTGAATATTTTCAAGATTTGTTCTTATAGAGCATATGTTGAACGGATGATTTAATTCACATGGAATTTTGAGCAGAAACGCTCTGAGATTTCACCTTTTACTACTCTTTCGTTTACAGAAGCTACAAACTCATTAATCTTTTTATAATCTGGACTATCTGGAAAATCGGTATTTTCTTTTGCATAGTCTAATCTCTTTTCATATTCATCTACCATTTCATAAAATTCTGGAATAGGTTGTCTATTTTTATCTAAATATTTACCATTACGAATATCCATAAGTAAATCATGCTCTTTATCTCTATAGGTATTGATTTCTCCTTTTTCAAGAATATCCAGGCACATCATATATAATCTAATCAAATGCATCATATGCTTACCTAATTTGTTTGCTTCAATCGCTTTTTGATTTCGTTTACCAATCTTGCCATATGCTTTTACAATAGATTGCATTTCAGAAATCATATCAGAATAATCTCTTAGAGGATAATGCGTTAAATTCACATCCATAAAAATTTCCGTATCATATCCCTCTTGAGCTGATTTATCAATATATAATTTAATCGCATCATCTGGCATTGTAAAATGTCTTTGTTTAAAGTCAAACATTGCATGATCAATTGTTTTAAAGATATGTTCTTCATTTTTAGCCTGTCCAACTAATCTATTTGACTTATTCTCCAACCTACGAAGCTGCTGATTAGCATAGCCACCAAAAGAATAAATTGCTTTCTTCGATAAAAATAAATCCTTATTATTAATAAATTCTCTACCAATTGGCGATACATAGAAATAATGTTCTGGTTTATTACCAAGCATTTCAATTGTATTCGGATTACAGTTGCATAACAGTGAAATCAATTTATTAAACGCATAAATGGTTGTATCTGTTTTTCATTTACAAATTGCTCAAAATTTTCATTCGTAAGAATTTGCATTTTACTATTCAATGCACACCCTCTAATATCCAGATCACTTGTTTCAGTATTTGTACCATATGCATGACTTCCACCAACTGTAAGAATAATAATATTGTTATCCAAGTTCTTATCTTTTCGTAAGAAATCGTATTCTTCGCTTCTTAACTTTTCTTTAATCTGTTCTATTGTCATAAAAATTCACCTCTTTTTTATGAATGAAAGTTTACTTTCAACTGTTAATTTTTTGACTACCTGTAATTTCTCTCAAACAATCATTCCAACCTTTAACATTTCCATTAAATATTTCTCCCCAATTTTTCTTTTTAGGTAATTCTATCAATGGACACCAATCGGGTTTAGATTGACGATATCCGTATATACAGTCAATTAGTTTTATGTCATTTTCGCTATCCCCATTGGTCACATAGCAATATGCATATTCTCTACTTTTTGTACTGTATTCTTGACAAAATATACATTCTACACAAGTTTCTGGTGTATCAATCACTAGATTTACTCATCTGCTTCCTCCTGTAATAATTCTGGATTATCGAAAATGTTTCCTCTTACATAAGTTTTTTTACACCAATATCCTAGTTCATGCCGGTTATATGAATCTTCCGAAAATGTAACATAGAATCCTTGGTTGCAATTACCACTAGCAAAACCTGTGTTGTACAGTCCGAATTTAACTTGCGCATATTCATCAGACCATGTTTTTAAAA